CGGACACCAGCTTTATGTGAACACTGGCGGCGAGCGGCTGCCGTTCCGGGGGTCCAGTTTCGGCGACACTTCCTACGGCGGTCTGGGGGCGTTGGACTTGGACAACCCCCGTTCCGGCGTCAGCAACAGTGTTGGCTTCCGTTCCGCTTATGATGAAAAACTGGCAACTGGGAACTGATGAACTGCGGGGCTGGCGGCAGCCAGACCCTACGACAAATTTTGAGCAAAGGCAGGGGGCAGGAAATGCAGGAAAATTCAGCGGAAGAATTGCCGCAGCTTGACGCAGTGCAGGACAACGCCACGCAGGAGGATTTTCACACAAAGAACAAGATTTATGAACTGCTTCTTTACGCAGGAACGCAGCTTGAACAGTTTCCGAAGTCGCAACGGCGGCTTTCAGACGAAATCCGGGGAACAATGCTGAATATGCTGCGGCTTGTGGTGACGCTGGAAAACAAGCACTACAAGAAAACAACGCTGGGCGATTTGGACAATGAAGTTGACGTGTTGCGCCACCTTGTAAGGCTTGCGGCGGACCCGCAATATACACGCAGCCGCAAACCGTGTCTTCCCCTGCGGAAATATGAAAACATTTCCCGGAATATAAATGAAATCGGCTGCATGATAGGCGGGTACTATAAATCACTGAACGGCAGCCCGGCAGCCCAGAGCGGCGCAGGGAAGCCGAAAAAGAAATAGAAAGCAGGGGCATTGCCCTTGCTTTTTATATATGTGAATAAGCCGTTAGTAGGGTATTGCCGTGCCGTTCCGGGGGTCCAGTTTCAACAACACTTCCAACGGCGGTCTGGGGGCGTTGAACTTGAACAACCCCCGTTCCAACGTCAACAACAATGTTGGCTTCCGCTCCGCTTCACCCCATTTTGCCAGCAGTCACAAGCACAAGTGCTTGTGTCCCGTGCGTTTGGGTTTAAGGGGCTTATTTCCATTCCGAGGGGACCGGCAGGGACCCGCAGGAAAAAGATTGAATTGCCGTGAAAACTGTTAGTAAGCCGCAGCGGATTTCCGGGCGGCTGAAAGCTGGCAGCAATGCCGGATGAATAAGTTACGTTTGAAATGGGAGAGAACCAGAGTAGATTTGCGCGGCGCATTTTTTATTGATTGGAGGGAAAAGGGATTGCAGACCATCAAGAATATTTTCCCGTTGATATATGACTTTGAAAATCTTTTCAGTGCCTACAAGAAAGCCATATCCTGCAAACGGTACAGACCAGACGTGATGGAGTACACGGACCGGCTGGAAGAAAATCTGATTGAATTGCAGAATGAATTTATCTGGAAGACTTACAGTGTGGGACGGTACAACATTTTCTATGTGTATGAGCCTAAAAAGCGGATGATTATGTCACTGCAATTCAAAGACCGGGTGGCGCAACACGCCATTTACAGTATCTTGAACCCGTATTTTGAAAAGCAGTTTATTTCCGACAGCTACGCTTGCAGGGTCGGAAAAGGTACGCATAGAGCAGTCCGGCAGCTGCAAAGGTGGTTAAGGAAGACAGATAGAAGTCTGAAACGCTTTTACTATTTGAAACTGGATATTTCAAAGTATTTTTACCGGGTGGACCATGAAGTTTTGATGGGGATATTGCAAAGGAAGATTGCTGACAAGGATTTGCTGCACGTCCTATCAGTGATTATAAATTGCGAAGATACCCATTTTGGGCTGCCGCTGGGTGCGGATGTGGGCAATGTTGCCTATGATGAACTACTGGGAGAAGTAGGGCTGCCGATTGGCAATCTGACTTCACAGATGTTCGCCAATCTGTATTTGAACGAACTTGACCAGCACTGCAAGCACCATTTGCATTTAGTTTATTACATACGCTATATGGATGATATTATCATCCTGCACCATGACAAGAAATATCTGGAAAAGATAAAGCAGGACATAGCAAAATTTCTGGCTGACAATCTGCATTTGCAGCTGAACAACAAAACGTGCATAAGACCAACGAGTATGGGCATTGAGTTTGTCGGCTTCCGGGTATGGTCAACACATATCAAACTACGGAAAAAGACAGCAGAGAAGATGAAGAAGCGGTTGAAGTATATGTTTGCAGCGTATAGGACCGGGGAAGTTGACCGGGAAACGCTGGACCGCAGCATTGCTTCATATAGGGGCATTTTGCAGCACTTCAACAGCTACGGTCTGCGGCAAAGTCTGAATGAATTGTATAAAAAGGAGGTGAAGACAGAGCATGGAAGCAGTACAGACGTTTGACCCAGCCGCCGTCTGGGAGGCGGTCAAGACGGTTTTATCAGTGCTGGCAGCGTGTGGGATTGTGATTGACCTAACGCCGGGCATAAAGTTTCAGCCCGTGCGCTGGGTCTTGAAACGGCTGGGAAATCTCATAAATGCCGGGGTAAATGAGCAATACGAAAAGATACAGAAGCGGCTTGACGAACTGCAAATGGAAGTGACGGAATTTAAGGTTGACAGCTGGCGCACGGAAATTCTGGACTTTTCCGACAGTTGCATGAACCATAGGCGGCACACCAAAGAACAGTTTGACCATGTGATTGATACGCTGAACAAATATGAAAAGTATATCACGGAAAACAAGCTGACCAACGGGCAAGTGGATGTTGCCCACGAATACATTCTGGAAATTTATAAGCAGTGCATACGGGAAAATGACTTTGCACTTGACGAAGAAGAAGAAAAAGCCCGGAAAGCGGCTGCAAGGGAAGCCAGAAACACAAGGAATGGAGGGAAAGAGAGTTGAAGTATTTTCTGTTATTCGCTGCCGGGTTTTTGCTGGCGGTCGTGCTGATTGTCGTTTGCAATCTGCCGGACATACGCAGAAGACGCAGGAAGCGGAAAGAGGAATTGCAGCAGCACCCGGAAAGGAAAAGCGGCACAACAAAGGTGCTGCTTTTTTCAATCCTGCTGACCTACTACATAGCATTTGCGGTGGGGGTCTGGGTGGTTATCTTCAAAGACATTTACCAGCTGGGAACGCTGCTGACATTCACGGGCGGCGTTACCGCTGCCGCAGTCGCTTTCTACTGCTGGAAAGCAAAAGCGGAAAATCTGCTGAAAATCAAGGCAGGAAACCCGGATTTGTGCGGGTCGCTGTCTGATTTCTCAAACATGACATAGGAGGTGGCAGGAAGTGAACGAAGCAGGAAAGAAAGAGGTTGCGGCGGCTGCCGCAACCATTATTTTTGCCAATGAGGGCGGTTATTCTTCCGTAAACGCCAACGACAACGGGGCAGTGAGTGTGGGGAAAATGCAGTGGCACGGAAACCGGGCATTGTCGCTGCTGAAAGAGATTGCACAGAAGATGGGGAAGCCCGCAGCGGAAAACATTCTGGGGGCGGCATTGCGCAATGAAATTCTGACCGCCGCCAGCTGGCAGACCCGGACAGTTTCGGCGGCAGAGAAAGCGAAGCTGTCAAGGCTTCTGGACACGCAGCAGGGCAGGGCGGCGCAGGACGCACAAGCGGAAGCGGATATTTTGGCGTATGTGTCGCACGGCGTAAAGCTGGGGATTGAGGACCGGCAGAGCCTTGTATATTATGCGGATTTAGAAAATCAAGGCGGCGCAGGGGCTTCAAAGCGTGTGGGGCTGGCGGCGGCGCAGAAAGCCGGGGGACCGGCAAAGGTGACGCTTCCCGCAATCCATGCGGCGGCATTGGCAGATGGGGTGATGGGGAAGTATGAGAACCGCAGGACGCTTGTATATAAAAAGGCGGCTGCATTGTTCCGGGGAAGCCCCGGAGGAAATCATAACGGAGGTAAAGGAGATATGGGCATAAGAATTGGACACGCAAGCATTTCTGAAAATGGGGGCGTGAATGGCGCAAAAGGTGACAGCACGGGAAAGGAAGTCTGCGTGCGTGGGTGGTATTCTAAGCCGTGGGACTTCATGGCTATACACCCGGAAGCCGCAGTGCGTGAGAAGCACGCAGCGGCAGTGGAAGCAGCTTGCGCCAATGACAATATCGGATATGGGCAGGGGGACAGAAACACGCTGAACGCACTTGCAAAAGCCGTGGGGTACAATCTGGCGGCGGTAGGAAAGTGCAACTGCGATTGTTCCAGTTTGCAGAACGTGGCGGCGGTGGCTTCCGGCGCAGCTGGCGTGTCATACGGCGGCAATGGGTGGGTTACATCCACAATGAAAGCCGCACTGAAAGCGGCAGGGTATAAGATTATCACAAAAAGGCAGTATCTGGATAGTGACGCATACTGCATCCGGGGCGCAATCTACGTCAAGGCTTCCAGTCATACGGTCTGCGGGCTGGATAATGGCAAGGAATACCAGAAGACGCTTGCGGAAGTAGGGCTGGCTTCTTCCGCACCACAGAAGCCGCAGACACCGCAGAAGCCCACAGCGGCGGCAGGAGAACAGACCTACACCGTGAAAAGAGGTGACACGCTTTCCGGGATTGCCAGCAAGTACGGCACGACATATCAGAAGCTGGCAAGCTACAACGGCATTGCCAATCCCAACGTGATAAGCGTGGGGCAGATTATCAGAATACCCGGAAGCGGGACCCGGACATATACCGTGAAAGCCGGGGACAGCTTATGGGCGATTGCCGCCGCCCAGCTGGGGGACGGCGCAAGGTACAATGAAATCAAGACCTTAAACGGCTTGACCAGCAACACAATTCACCCCGGACAGACTTTGAAGCTGCCCGCATAAAAAAGAAACGGAGGTAACGAGGATGAACAAAGAGGTAATTTTTTCAATCATTTATTGTCTGGTGACGGTGGGGGCGTTCTGCGCCGGGAAGTTTATCTTTCCGAAAATCCCGGCAAGCGTCAAGGAAAATCTGGCAGACCTTGCAGAATTGGCGGCGAAATTCGTTGTCTGGGCAAGGGAGTTTTTGAAGACGGAGAGCGGCGAAAAGAAAATGGCTGCCGTTGTCGAACAGCTGAAACAGATTGCCGCAGAAGCGGGAATTGAAGTGACGGAAGAACAGCTGAAAGCGATTGCCCAGACCGCCTATGAAGCAATGAAAGCAGGGGAAGCGGAAGCGCAGCCCGGACAGCTTCTGGAAACGGCGGCAATTACGCCGGGGGCAACGGTTGTAATCAACACCGGGGCGGCAGCAGTGGCAACGGACAAAGTGCCGGACGGCGCATTGCAGAAGAACCCGGACGGGACAGTGAACGCCTATGACGCAGACGGAAACAAGGTGGGGACCGTATCTGCGGAAACGGCAGAGGAAGCCGCCCGCAATGTCGGCGTGGTTATCACGGAGGGGGACGGCTAATTATGCCCCGCTGACACGCC